ACCGCCTCACGCGGGATGATGATATCATCACCGTAGACACTGACTTCATTAGAATGTCGGATGCCTAAAACGGAACACGTTGCACGAGCCAATGATAAAAATATCAAGGACTCGAGCTCAAACGTGAACGCGTTACCCATACTAGTGAACTTCTGGAAGTTAAACCAGTGTTCATTAAGAAGGTAACGGCCGCAACGTGATACATTAAGGAAATCAAACCATTCAGATGGTAAGAGATCCATAACGAGATTGTAGGCAATCGTATCAGAGGCCGAGCTTAGATCTATGGTCGCGAGACCATCGATATGAGCGCGGCTTGCGAGAACCTGATTAACAGTTTGATCATTAAGATCACACCCGTTAATACGCAATCGGCGCCTAATATAGGAGCCGACGCCCTTTTGGTAGAGACCGTTTAAAAGCGGTTCAATGCAAATCGGGCGGTCAATCTTAGCGTTCTTTGGAACAAAAGTCAGCTCAGAACCTCGGACAACCGTGATATCAACCACGGACCCAGGTTCTAACCATCCAGGGAACTCCGCAAGGAGATCTGGCAGGATTTTGAGCATCGAGGCGGTTGCCTCGAGACCTGACGATAGTTTCTTATACGCAGATGTATCTCCGCGCACTCCAAAACTAGCACCTGGGCCAAAACGGAAGTCCAATTGCTCGAGCGATGGAACGTCACCAAGAATAGAGGAAATTTTACGTTGCGCAGTATGAAGTACCGCGCCAACGCTCGGGTGTATTGATCCCGAGTTCCAATATTCGAGGAAACGATCATTAGTGCTCTCGCAAAGAGATTCCGCCTCTAAGAACTTCTTGTATGCGCAAGCCTTGCGATCTATCGAATAACCCGGTAAGCTGGGATATTTTGATAAAAAGGAAGTAACTTGAGCATCTTTAAAGAAGGAGAGAGGGTCCAAGTACTGTGACGCATCAACCTCTAAATCCAAGTACTGTTGCCATTCTTTATATTTCGAAAGAAGGTAGCAGCAAAGAGATCGAGGCGTGTCAATGCTCTCACAAAGGCGTTGAAAAGTTTCAACAGCCACGCCGTCGTCATTGCGCTTAGCGCGCATCGGCTCAACAATTGTCGGCGATTCTGCCCGACTGGTCCGAGAATTCACTCTGGCCATGGTATATACTCCTATTCAGGAAGAAGTTAAGGAACCGTTAGTACGGAAGTTCAAACTTTTGAATCAAGTTGTCAACGACAACCTGAGACAGTGTGTTCTTCACGTAAGCTAATAGATCCTTACGATCCTGAAGGGAGCAACGTTCAGGGAGCGTGAAAGTTCCCTCAAACACCGGACGATAAGCAACCGTCGGTGCAGGTGCAACACCAGAATAGGTGTTGTTCGATACCGTCTCCATTTTTGGAGTCTCGATACGAAAACTCACCTTAAGGTTGCGAGTTGCAGCCTTAGAGTCGCCCGTGGGGCGAGAAACGTTAAATACCAGCTTGTTGAAACCGATATAAATGCCGGCAACACGATCCTCAAAGAGGGCCGATTCGGGCTGAAGCTTCGCAACTTCAAAAGTGTGAGCAACCGGAGTAGCAAGACCATCATTGATGGTCAGATTAGTGGCAGCGGCCATTAGCGTATCCTTTAGGATAATTTGCGTTGAACAAAAAGTTCGATCATCGTGATTATTTTTGAAGTCGAAAGACTCCAATCATGATAATCGGCGAAAGTGAATACGTATCTTGGGAAGCTAGACAGAGGTCTACGCTCTTTACGAGTGTACTCTGAAAAGACCATGGTGGAATCCCACCCTAGGCCACCGTTAGGAGGAATAGTCACTTTATAGTAACCAGACCCAACTGCGGTCATCGACATACTACCGTCGATAAATCGCAACCCAGCGGGCGGTGCGACACATTGGATAAACTTACCAATGGGTACGAACCAATCCAAGACAAAACTTAAAGTCATCAATTCATAAGCGACCATCGCTGGATTAGTTAAATTCAGGGATTGAAGGTCAGCCATGATCGGATTCTCAACTCCATAATGGATGATACTTCGTCCAGAAACAGAGAGAGAGCCGCCTGAGAAATAGTATCCGAATGCCGACGTGCTATACGGCAAGTCGATGGGAGGTAGACTGCAGCGAACAACACGAGTGTTGCTACGCTTTAGGCCAGTCTCCCATTTCTGCATAGAATCGTATACTACTTCAAGTACAGGTTTGATGCCAAACTTGATCGCAAGATCGATCTGCAAAGGATCCTTGATAAGATCCCGTACCGATTTATCTTTGTGAGTTCCGAATAGAGCGCGGGTAACGCCCTCCAAATCCTTCTTCTTCAATGCTTTGTAAGCATCGTTGATAGATCGGATAGCGGTTCGGATGGTCTGATACGTCTGGTGCCATTCACCTAAGGTCTCCCCTAAGTTGATCTCGATTTGATGTGACTTCATAGCCATCCTATTGTTAAGGAGGATGAAGGCATCATTCCAAGAAACACCAGCCGCACCTGAATCAAGCCACTCGCTTGGGAATGCCCTGATAGGGTACCCAGCATCCCGGCAATTGCGCATGCCATTATAAGTAAGGACTTTAGGGTCCGTAGCTACATAGCTCTCGCAAAAGTAAGGATGAAAAGGGAGTGGTTGCTTAAGCTTAATTAACTGGCGATAGTTGGGTGTCTTAGTCGAATTCACGACATAAGACGCAAAACCGTCATCGTTGGAATAAGTTAAGCGATTCATAAGACCTCAAGTAGTTGTGACGCGTTAGTATTCGTAACGTACCTTGCCACCGTAGAAACGGTGTGTCACTTCACACCCTCAAGGATTTAAGAGGGGGGAGTAGAAGAACCGATCGCAAGATCGTTTGTCGAAAGACAAAGAACC